GAAAGCCCGCACGTACGTCGTGCCCATGACCGCGGACGCCTCCGCAGCTCAGGTGGCCATGATGCAGAAAAAGCAACTGCTCATGTCGCATGCAGATCATATCGATCACATAGACGATGCCCACGACAAGGCCGAGACCGCGTTCGAGATGGCCGCCGACGCGCAAGAGCGACTCAGCCTCACTATGCAGGACCTCGTCCAAAACCAAGGAGTCATGTACCTCCTCATCGCTTGCTTCATCATCATGTTCATCTTCCTCATGCGCTAGCGACCGGAGGTACCGAGCTCCGCTCGGCCTGCGGCTTGCGGCGGACGGGCGACGGAAGGCGGGGCAGAGCCCCGCAAGCCCGCCGGCGACCGAAGGTCGCTAGCCCCGCCTTCGTTCGCCGCTCGCCACCATAAACATCTATTACCTAGCAGGTAACAGAATCAGGAACTGAGTTCAAAATATCTTACTTGGAAAGACGTATGGCTGTAGTTGAGAATGACCGTGATAGACTCCGGGGAGATTTGACACGGGCTGAGAACATATCCAGAGAGCTCAACAATGAGAAGACCCAGCTACAGGCACGATGTGGTGAACTGGAACGTGAAAAGATGATGCAGCGTAACCACATATACTGCAATACATGCAGGCAACGTACCAACTAGACAGCGACCTTTGGCAGGCCATACCATAACATCTATTACCTATCGGGGTAACAGAATCAGGATCGTATCAGATGACTAGGTCCATCATGGCTCTGGGACTGGCGCTAGTGACATCATACAGATCTTGTAATGAGATAAACAGCGGCTCATGGTTATGAAAAGATGTCAATAAATATCTTGTCCCTCAACTCCGCCGTCCTGAAGCGAATGGAGAAGGAAGAGACCGTCAACGAGGAGAAGATACAACTCCTGGACACCCTCCTACAAGACACCTCACACCACCTGGACCCCAGCGTCTACAGCGAACTGCAAACCATGAAGACGGCCATCCTCCATGAGAAAAAGACTTCACGTGCGCTCTTCTTTGCGCGTACCCATACACTCATTGACGAATACACATCAATATTAAAGAAGCCCATATCCCACATCAAGGAAGACAACCTACCCATCCTCAGAAGGAAGAACGAACTCATCATCGGCTTCCTAGACATAGTCAGACAGGTGGCGAAGTCCAAGGATTGGAGCGACCTCGATATACCGGACAACCCTGAGAAGGTAGATAATATAGACCTGTCTTCGTACTGTCCGTCATGCGAGAACACGGACGAAGACCGATTTGAGATAGATGACTTCAATAGGAAGACCTGCCTCAATTGCTCCACGCAACAGTACGCAATCGAGACCGGCATCACCCACAAGGACTACACCCGCGTCAACATTGTAGGCAAGTTCATCTACAACAGGGTCCTTCACTTTCAGGACTGTATCAAACAATACCAAGGTAAACAGAACTGCAAGATCCCAGACAAACTCTATCAAGACCTTGACGGTAAGTTCATAGCCTATAGACTACTCATCACAAACACAGCGAACGCCACTGGAACAGAGCTCCCCAACCACATCAGGTATTCAAAGATAACACGTAACCACATCATAATGTTCCTCAAAGAATTGAAGTATACCAAACACTACGAGAACGTCAACCTCATCTACTTCACATTGACCAGTAAACGGGTTGACGACATCAGTCACATCGAGGACAAGCTTGTAGACGACTTCAAGGAGCTCGTGTCCCTGTATGACGAGATACATGGCAAGGACAAACCTGAAGAGCTGGACCGCAAGAACTTCATGAACGTCCAGTACCTCCTCTTCCAGCTATTGAGAAAGCATGGACACCCATGCAATATCGGGAACTTCACCATCCTCAAGACCGTGGATAGGAAGCTCTTTCACGACACCATATGCAAGAACCTCTTTGATAAGCTTGGCTGGAAGTTCACACCAACCTTCTAACATGTTCAGTACCTCACGAGGTAATGAAAAAGAAGACTTATTGAGGCTACCGAGCGACCTTACCGAGCTTCGCTCGGCCGGCGGCGGAGCCGCTCGGTCGCAGGGCGGGGCTCCGCCCCGCCTTCGTTCGCCGCTAGTAGCCCTTCAGTTCGAGTTGGTTTTCAACGTAGTCAAATGGATATTCCTGACCGTTCTTGAGTTTGAGGACGATGGTATCACGTTCCATCTCACGCACTAGCTCTGTGCCGGGTTTGTGAATAGACACCACCTTCAGAAGATCTTGGTCTATCTTTCTGGGTGTGTTGGTCTGTACAGCTATGTCGTGAAGGCGGATGCTCTGGTCCAAGATCGACTTGAGCGTCTTGTTACACACGGCTCCGTTGTTCACACCTTCGTCGCAGTCTATGACCGCCACGACTCGCCTGGCCTCACTCTTGGGCTTCATGCTGTACATGTTGATGAGGTCGTTCATGGATGACATACCCAATCGGATGGTTCTATCCCAGTCAAAATAGACCATAACAATACCAATAAATGTAAATACAATGGTAAGAATAATTAACCACCTTTTCATTTTATTCACCTCAATATAATTCATAGCGGACGGGCGACGGAAGGCGGGGCAGAGCCCCGCAAGCCCGCCGGCGACCTTCGGTCGCTAGCCCCACAGCTCCGCTCGGCAAGGTCGCTAGGTCGCTAGAGGCATCAATGCTGTATACATCGCCTCTCCATTGATCAGGTACCCCAACACCATCCCAGGTACAGAATTCCTATACTTAGTTAGGTTGACCACCTCCTCTGTATTCGTATACGAATACACATCCACCGCTGCGTCGCCTTCGTTCGCCGCTATGTCAATATCTGGAATCATGTACGCATTGTATCCATACTTGTCCCAGAATTTAACCAGCTCAGACGCCACATCAAGACCAGACTTAATTATAATCCTCTCCACCTTTTCATCCTCATTGAATTCTTCCTCAGGTGTCACGTTCTGAGCAAGATAAATCTGATCTCCAATCGCGGTGTTGTACATGAAGTACGGCTGCGGGTGATCTACCCTCACGTTCTTGGTCACAGTGTTGTTGGTCTTGTAGCTCTCGATCAGCCCCGTCACGGCTTCAGGGCTGTCCAATATAAACTGAGAAGACATCTCGTCAAAGTCCGAAATCTCGTCGTAAAAACCCTCTATGTTCACTTTGTCCTTGTACGCGATTAGCTCATCAAAGTGGGTGTTCTGGTACAACCTCAACATGTACATCAGCCTCATAACCATCTCCCTGGAGGTAGTGATTACCTTACTCCGTCCGTCCACAAACTGCGAATCTAGCGAGTACTTGGATGACAGGTTCCTGCTCATGAACACTTTGTCAGGCTTAATGACTGTGTGCTCATTGATGAATTGAACGAGTTGTTGCTCGTTCAGCGGCTTGGTCGTGTAACCCTTCGCGTGCATGAATCGCGACATGAAGAACAGACCGTATTGGTAGATGATCTTGGCTATCTTCTTGTTGTGGCTGAATTTGGACACGATCGTATTCGTTGGCTTCATGAGATCATCATACTTCTCGGGGTCATCCACAGCCAGCACACCATCCAGTCTGTTCGTATCGTCGCAGAGGAACGTGACGTTCAGGTTTCCCTTACTCATCGTCGCCTCAACCTCACGTACCCGGTCGGCCCTGACGCGTTGTTTTGTGAACACTATCTTATAGTACTTACCAAAATCCCTTAGAACGGATAGTGACGGTCTGAATACTCGCGTGGCCCTGTCGGCGTTGTAGGGAGGAAGCGGTTCTGATACCATAGTGACTATATCACCCTTGAAGTCGATGTTGACCACTCTGCACTTACCGTAGATGTCGATGACCTGAGACTGCACGTGAAGTCTTGGTATGGCGATTGACGGCAACATGGTGTTGTGACTGAAAGACCTATTGAGGTTCCTGAAGACCTGCCACATCTTTTCAACCACAGGATCCGAGTAAGGAAACGATGTTTTCATATTATCTAAGGTCTTCGTATCGGACGTCTTGGTCCTGGTGATGAGCTCGCATTGGATCTCTGAGACCTCGGAGTCGCTGGTGTT